GTCCGAACGTCAACTAATACTACGCGAGGGCTTTGTAAACCTCAAATAGAACATATTAGCTTCGATGCATTATTTCGAACATACACTGAGAAACTTGCGATCAATAGTAAAAATTATAAACCTTAGGAAGACACGAATGTCTTACAAAAGGTTTAATGCATAAAACCTATTGATCTCAAAGATCAAAGTGTAAGACATGATGTCTCATTCAGGAAATAATTGATGTATTCAATTATACCCCCATACGACCGCCGTATGGTATCCTAATTCTGAATGAACAGAATTTCTTGCGACTAGTTTGCTTCATAGTAGAAGGATCTGGTGTTTTGAAATAGTCCACCGCGACTATATATATGAATTATGTAACATTTTGTGAATCTGACCCAATAGATTTACGAAACAGGAACAGGATTGGCATAAGCATAATAGATTGGAGCACCAGTAAACATACCAAGTTGGAAATCTTCAGCAATGCTGACGTATTTTTCCAATTTGAAGTCCTCAGTTGGAATGTTATCTGGCACATCAATACTAATCTCATGACCCATGTCAAACGCATTGTATCTCCCCTTGAACCTTGCTGGCAAAAACCTTTGTCCATTGGTGTAAAATGGAGTTTCATATTCCAACACAGGATTATTCATCAGTGATGTAACATGAGCACCTCCAAGTCCAGCTAATTCAGTTTCCAGCAATTCGCTTCGCCGATCACCAACAACTCCATCTAACTTATGAGCAGTTGCACCATTGGTAATACCAACCAAATTATGACGTGCTACTGCCATATTGAGTGATCGCGTGGCACCTCCAGCATTTGTAAAAATGACCTTATGACGCATACCCCCACGTCTGCAAGCAAATGCAGGCGTCAGATAATTGATCAAAGTCATATTAACAAAGTTATAAGCCGAAGTTCCAGCTGTGGAATCTGTCGCCGTATCTTGACCTCCTGATTCCCATCCACGATAGAATGGAAAATCGTGTATATCAAAACACACCTTTCTAATCTCAGTAGCCGTGCCAATTTCAGCAGGCCAATAAGCATTGTGGAAATGATAACGTCGCAGGAGTTCACGAAACGAAACAATTCGCTCACCTTGGTAAACAAGATATTGGTTATTTTCAGGAATGTGTTCGCCCGGAGCAAAAGATGCCACTTCTGCCACACAAGTTGGTGAATTAGAAGTATCTTCTGCCGAAGCCAAAACATCTGGTGCAGTTTCAGCTTGTTGTTCAAACACAGACAACTGTGACAGATTTTTAGTTGTAGGTACTGACAGAGCAAAATCATCTCCTGCCTTAACCCAAACTTGAATCTTCACATCAGCAGCTGTAGTGGAAGGAGTCGCTAACTCGTTCACCACATACACTGCAATTGAACCATTATCTGTAGTTCCTCCAGCCGTCACAGGATTAACGTCATCATGGATTGTTGCCGCAGGATATGCGTCAATACCAAGATTTCTCGCCCAAGCGCGAATATCTGCCCATTTGACCTCATATTCAAAATCCCTATTTTCAGAGATATCAACAATAGTTGAATATACCTGATTAAAGGGAATAGCTCCAGCTGGACTTGTGGCCGGATTGTAAACAATCCTCAATCGTCCCCTATGATATTCTGAACAGACAACATTAAACCTAAATTTAATAGAGCCTTGCCAGGCATCAAAAGGAGTTGCAGCAAAAGCAAGAGCAGTTGGATGAATTTCAGTCACAGGACTCGCAACCAAAGATTGACAATACAAAGGTGTAACAACCATAGATGATAACATAGTATCTGTAGTTGCAGTTTCTGGCCAGTCAAATTGACGCCAGAAAGACCACCTTTGGGCAATCGAATTGATGGTAAGTTCGTCTTCACCTCCCAAACCCATCAATCGAGTGTCAATTGACAATTCATTCTTAGAGTCCAGAGATAATTTCACGAGAGATTCAGGAGCATCACAATTTGCCATATTCCCCATATAACGGGGAACAAAGGCTTTGCAATCATCCATAATCTGTGGACGTGAATATCCAAATAGACGAGCAATGTCACCTATGCGAGTTGAAACCATAGAAGTAGCCTTAGCATAAGGAGCCAAGACGGGAATCATTGAAAGAGCATCAGCTGCTTTAGCAACAGCTGACGCAGGCTTACTAATCAACCCATCTTTTACAAACTCATCAGAGGAAGAAGTATTTGATCCTTTCATAGTGGATCGCTTCTTCTTAGAATTAGCTTGAGGCTCATATGGTTTTGGAAATCCAAACTCATCCAAGTCCGCTTCTTCAACATGACCTTGAGCAGCATTTGTCGTTGGCACCGCCAATGTGACATTTTCTGCCCAACAGAACACAGAAATAGTGATAGGATCTGTACCACCGTTAGCATGTTGAAGAACATCAAAATCATGAATATCCACTTCTCCCATCAAATCTGGCCACCCTGCTTTGGTTATGTCAAGGTAGTTCTCTGGCCAAATAAATGGAAGAAGCATCTCACCTCCTTGTGAAGAAGTGGGATCAAGTAACAAATGTGGTTTCTGTGAAGCTTGCACTAAATCCTGATGGATAAAAGCGCGATTCACTGTGATCTCATCTGTTACCAAGTACGGATTATACGATAATAGTGCTCGACCATAATAAAAACTGTTACCATTTACAAGAACCTTCAATCGAAGATTACAGCGCAAATTACGGTAACGATTGATTTTATCAAGCACATCAGGATTACCAAAAAATTCCGTCCATGGATTAAACCGCGTAACGGACAACGCGGCAGATGGAGTCCACTGGTATTCTTTGATTTTGACCGGCCGACTAAGGAAATTACCCAAGTCCGCATCCGAGAAGCCCGAGAGCTCCGTTGTTTCGTCCGAGGTTGCAACAATGTCGTAAGACCACGGAGTGTCCCCATCCACGAAGTTTGTGGTTTGGGCGCTCGTTTCATTCGAGACTTTAGAGACGTTATAAGCTGCGCCTCCATCAGCATTTTCATTATAAATATTTGTAGTAAGTAAATTTATGAAATGTTGGATCGGTTACTCTACTCAAAGTGCCGTCCTCAATGTATTTAGTTGGTTGGCGAGACCCCTCCTAAATAAGAGTACCCCGCAGGGTGCCATAGATATGCAAGCCTATACAATTTACAATAACACATAAAATCTGAATTATATGGTATCCAATACATAAATACTATTTTAAACTTTAACCACGAATAGTTCCGGGGCTGAGCTGAGTTTAATGTCTTCCCAGGACAGTGCTGATTTACAAGTACTTCTCTTTGAAGTCATCCAGACGCTTTTCATATGTAACGCCTAGTTCCCCACACATGTGAGAAATTCCTGCTCGATCAGCAACCTGAATCATTTGAGCACGGCGAGATTCATAAGTCTCCTTGCCATACTGAAACCATTCACGCAAGGCACCATCAATGTTCATAGCACTCTGATCATTAGCAGAAACTGCCTTAGATTCAAGGACTGAATGTAATGACTTAAAGATGGAATCCTCACACAACACACCATGAATCAATCCGGTATCAGGATTGAAGCGGTTATGGCGCTTAAGGAAATCAGCCTCCTCATCCTTCATGTAAGGTGTTGGTTCAGAAGTTTTATCAGGCATGGTAAATTTCATGTCTCTAGCAGCAAGAAAATTTGCATAAGAGATATGATTAAACCAATCCTGAC